TGCCATTTTTTGAGTTCGACGCGGCCGGCGAGCAGCCGAGCGGCGAGTCGCGACGTCGCGCTTCGGCGCGGCTTATCAATCGCGCAAAGAAAGCGCAGCGCGCGCTCGGCTCGTCACACGTTCGCCTTGTCGAGACGTTGCTCGCCGCGTTCGGCATTGACGCGGCGAGCGCCGGCGTGAAGGTCGCCTGGCTGCCGGCTGAGGTCGCTAACGACGCCGAAGGCATGGCGCTAGTGAAAGCCAAGACGCGGGCGGGCGTGCCGCTAAAAGACGCGCTAGTGGAGGCTGGTTACTTGCCAGAGACGGTCGACGGCTGGCTGGGGGTTGCGCCGCGTAGTCTTGACGAGGTCGAGCTGATTGCGGGCGCGCTGGCAGAGCTCGGCAAGGCGGCGACGTTCGGCGTAGTTAGTGGCGAAGAGTTGCGGGCGCTGCTGCCTAACGTGCTGACGGGGCCGGTTGGCGAGGGCTCGGGCGCCGCGGCTGCTGCTGATCCGGCGGCTTAGCGCGTGAGCGCAGAGCGCGAGCTTGCGGCGCTTGAGGCTGCGCTAAAGTCGGCGGGCGACGTCGGCGGCTGGCTCGCGGCGGCGCGTAGGTTGCGCGAGGTTCTCGTGCTAGCGCCCGACGAGGTTGCGCGGCTGGTCTTGAGTTACGCGCCGCCGGCGTTACGGGCAGAGCTTGAGGCGGCAATAGCGCAGGCTTTCCGCCTGGGGGTCAGCGACGCGCAAGCGATCACGACTGCGCCGAGAGCGACGCGGTCGACGATTGAAACACGGCCTAGCGGGGGCCTTCGCGCTAGCGTCGCGGCCAGTAGCAGAGAGGCCGCGTCGGCGCTTGCTATCGCGCAGCGGCTCGCGCGTGCTGGCGCGTCGGCTGACGCGATTGCGGCGCCCATTCTGGGCAGCGCTCGTAATCTTTCGGCGCTCACGAGTGACGCGATCACGCGCGCCGGCTCTGAGGGCGTCGAGGCGGTCGCCGAAGAGACGGGCGCGGCGTTGCTGTGGATTGCCGAGACTAACGCTTGCGTGCATTGCCTGGCGCTTTCCGGCACGATCGCGCGACCCGGCACAAGCTTTGACGGCTCGGCGACGTATGGCGCTAAGCCGCTGGCCGTTTACGGCGGCTCGGTTATGACGCCGCCACGGCACCCTAATTGTCGCTGCACTCTCGAGCCGGCCGTTTCGCCCGAGTTTGCGGCGGCGCTTCGGCGCGAGGCTGACCGATCGGTGCTGCGCGGCTTTTCGCTTGAATCTGAGTCAATGCGCGTAAGAGTTGACGCGGCCGAGCGGCTGCTTGCTACCGGCGTTGACGCGCCCAAGAGCGTGCGCGCTTTTGCTCGTGGCGCGGTACGCAAGGGCGAGTTTCCGACTCGCGGCCGACCTAATGCGTAGACTAAGCGCAAAGGCAACCCCCGAAGAAGAGAGACGCTAGACCATGAACCCAGAGGCAACGATCGACAATCGCCACAAGCTTGCGCGGCCTTACTGGGCGCGGCCCGGCATTTCTAGTGTTGTGCATCCCGACGACGGCGGCGGCAATGACGACGGCAACGACGACGACGATGACGACGACGACGACGACGACGACGACGACGACCCTGACGCCGACAAGACTGAGGCAGAGCTGCGCGCCGAGCTGGTGGCTGCGCGTCGTGCGATCAAAGCCGCTAACGACTCAAGCGCAAGCAAGCGCGGCAAGCTCAAGGCGGCGCGCGCCCGCGTGGCCGTGCTCGAGGCGGCCGGCGTGGGTAACAAGCCGAAGCCCGACGACGGCGACGATTCTGTCGACATTGACGCGGTGCGCGCCCAGGCGACGCAAGCCGCGACTACGGCCGCTAATGGTCGCATCATCAAAGCTGAAGCCCGCGGGTCGCTGAAGGCGGCTGGCATTGATTCTAAGCGCGTCGAGCGGGCCGTTAGGCTTCTAAGTCTTGACGATATTGACGTCGACGACGACGGCACGGTCGAAGGCTTAGACGAGGCGATCGACGACCTTCGTCGCGAGTGGCCCGAGCTTTTCCCGTCGGCGGGAGGGCGACGCCGGCGCTCGGTCGCGGGCGACGATGACCGCGACGGCGCTGGGCGCAGTGGCCCGAAGCTGACGCCGAGCCAGCAGCAGGCGAAGGCGCTACTGGGCTAAGTCTGTCAACTTGCCGGGGTTAGGTGCTACCCTGGGCGCTAAGGCCTCGCGGCCCGCGCTCGGGATGAGCTCGACGGCTTTCTGCCGCCGGTAGCGTCTAAGCCCCCGAGCGGGGTGTTAGGGGGGTCTCTCATGGCCCGTAACACAATGGAAGCCTGGCTGCGCGAAGAGCAGGGCAGCGAAGTTATCAAGCGTCTCGCGCAAGTCTCGGTCTCAGAGTCGGCTTTCAAAAGGGTTCCGATGACCGGCACGACCAAGAGCGAGCCGCGCATGGTCGACATGGACGTTTCGGTAATCGCCAAGGGCGCAAGCTACGGCGAAGACACTGGCGCTAACGATGAGATTTTGCTTACCGCGCGCAAGTTTGGCCGCGCGCTGCGGATCGCCGAGGAAGACATTGACGACGACGTCGCCGACGTTATTGAGAGCAAGAAGACCGGCTGGGTAACTAGCTTTGGTCTCATGCTCGATAACGCCACGATGGGCGTAACCGTGGCCGAGAATGGAACGACCATTCCCTTCACGTCGATTTACCGGGCGCTTGGGCAGACCAACGCGGCAACGGGCTACACGGGCAACGCGCACAAGCTGGCAACGGCTGGCGCGTTGACCTATGACGACTTTAGCGACCTCGCTAGCCTCGTCGAGTCGGGCCAGTATTTTGACGCTTCGACTTCGGCCTTCGTGGCTCACTCGAAGATCAAAGGTCAGATTCGCAAGATCAAAGACGACCAGGGCCAGCCGATTTTCACGCCGTCGCCGCGCGTGGGAGACCCCGACACGGTCTTCGGCTACCCGATCCTGTTCACCAACGGCGCGGTCACTTCGGCCACGGCTCTCGCGAGTCAGGCGGTAGCTGGCACGGCGGGCGTGGCCGGCACTGCTGGCAACGCTTTGGTCATCTTCGGGAACACTGAGTTTTTGCGCCTCGGCATCCGAAGCGGCCCCGAGTCTTACCTCATTCCCGGTAACACTGGGCTGGCCGCCTTGACTGACGAGACGATCCTCAAGGTTCGCGCTCGTCGCGGGTTTGCGCTCGCGCACGAGTTCGCTGTCGCGGTGCTCGAGGTCACGGTCGCGCCTTAGTTGACCTAGCCGCGCCGTCGTCACGCGCGACGGCGCGGCCCTAATCGACCAGGAGGTCGGGTAATGACTGATAAAAAGAATGAAGCGGCGTCGCAGCTTGAGCCGGTCGAGGCTGAGGACGTGGAGCCCGGCGAGGTCGAGGCTTACGGGCCCGAGATCGCAACGAGTTATCCGGAGCACGACCTTGGCGCGGCAGAAGTGTTGCGCGCGGTGATCCGCGGCGACGGCGTGCTGCTGTTGACGATTGCAGCGCCGCGCAAGTAGCGGCCGACAAGCTGGGCGACGGGCGGCGCCTCGGGGGTGAGCCCGTCGCCCATTATCGAAAGGGTAGATCGTGTCAGAGTTTGCGACCATTGCCGAAGTGGCAGAGCTCACCGGCGCGACCGTGAGCGCCGCGCAGCGGGCGCGGTCGGCGGTCGTGATTGAGATGACAACTGGGCTAATTGAAGGCACGCTAGAGCACAGGTCAGATATTAGCGATCGTGACCTTTACTGGCTGCGCGTCGCGTGCGCCTATCAAGCGGCTTGGCTTTTGAGCCAGCCTGACTTTTTGACGCGCGACGACGTTTCAAGCCTGAGCTTTGACGGGCAGAGCGCAACGGGCAAGGCCGACTGGCTGGTGCTTTCGCCGCTGGCTCGCCGGGCCATGAAGCGCTTATCGTGGCGCGGCACGCGCACCCTGTACAACGAGCCGACCGAGCGCGACGTCGACGCGGCGATCCGTCGCCACGCCTTAGACGGCTCGCGCGATCATCCAGGCGAGTGGCAGCCGATAGGGTCGGGCTCGTGATAAAGGCGACGACGACGCTCTCGCTTTTGCGCGGCACGAGAATAAACGACTTCGGCGACGAGGTTGACGACGATTCTGGCGCGGCGATCGTTTCGGCCGTGCCTGGGTCGCTCGTCGAAGTGTCGCGCCGGATACTCGACCCGGTAAGCGGCGTCTGGGTTGAGGTCTCGGAGATGGTTGCGCGCTTCACGCCGGGCACTTTTCCGGCCGTTGCGGGCGATCGCGTGCGCGACGAGACTACGGCCGCGCTTTATTGGGTGCGGCGCGTCAAGGCGACGCCGCGTTCTATTGGCGGGCTAGGTGCTTTACGCTTGAGAATGAGCCGCACGAGACCTGAGTAGATCGGGCAGCACGGCACGACACGACGCGACCGTAGAGGGGGCGAGCATGACGGCAAGAATACGCATTACCCGAGTGATCGCCGCCGGCGAGGTGGCCGACTTGATAGAGCCCGCTATGCGCCGGCTACTCAGCGCCATGCATAGGCGCGCTCAGCGCGTCGTGCCTAAGCGCACTTTCAACCTTCACGACACCCTAGAGACCGACCTCGAGGTCGAGGGGTCGCGCGTCGTCGGCACGCTAGCCGCTGGCGGCAAGACTGCGGCAGCGCCTCGGGGCGCAGAGTACGCGCTTTTTATTGAGCAAGGCACTAGCCGCATGAAAGCTCAGCCCTACCTTCGCCCGGCGCTTTTGCAATCACGCAGCGCTGATCTGAACTTTGAGGGCCAGCCCGAGCGGCCGCGCGGGGGTGGCTCGTGACTTTGATCCCTAACCCTGAGCTCGTCGCGGTCGCGTGGCTTGTGCAGCGGGTCGGCCTTGACGCCGGGCAGGTCGCGACCTTGCTGCCTAAAGACGTCAACGTCTGGCGCGCCGGCGGCTTTGTCGTCGTCGCGGCGCTTGTCGGCGGGTCGGCAGATATTGACACGCCCGAGAGACGTAAAGCCGTCGTGCAAGTTGACGCCTACGCAGCGCCCGCCAGCGAGGGCGGCGGGCGGCCGCAATGGAACTTAGCCGCGCAGCTTGCCGAGCGCGTGAGGGTCGCGACCGAAGGCGGGCAAGTTTACGGCCAGGCTGTGACGCTTTCGTCGCTTTACAGCGGCGCCCGCGTGCTTTCTGTTTACCTGATAAGCGAGCCGCGCCGCGTGCTCGACGACGTGGCAAGCTTCGCCCGGTTTACGTTAGACCTGGCGATCGACTGGGTTAGAGAGTAGGGCGAGACGGTGGAGAAGTTGAGAAAGATTGAAACGACTTTTGGGCTAAGCGTCGAGGTCGGGCCGGCAGAGCTTGCCGACTTGACGGCGCAGGGGCTCGTGAAAGTGTCGAAGCCTTTGGGCGCGACGGGCGGCGCAGATAGCGCCGCTGATAAAGCCGCGAAGGCGGCCGACAAGGAGGGGGCGGGCGCATGACCGTTACCAGTAGCAATCTCATACAAGGGCCAGCGACGCTTTTTGTCGGGGCCTTCGGCGTGGCCGAGCCGGCTAGCGTCGGCGCTACGCCCGGCGCGGGTTGGACGGGCGCGGGCGGCACGCGCGACGGCGTCGAGCTTACGATCGCGAAAGAGTACGCGGTGCTTTCGGTTGACCAGATTGTCGACGAGATTGGCCGCACGGTCACGTCGCGAGTCGTCTCGATCAAAACGGTTTTGGCTGAGGCGACGCTAGAGAATCTGGCAAGAGCGATCAACGAGACCGCGCCGGCGTCAGAGATTTTCACGCCCGACACCGGCCTGGCCGCTTTTCAGCCCGACTATCAGGCGGTGCTGCTCGACGGCATTGCGCCGGGCGGGTTTCGTCGCCGCATTATCGTGCGTAAAGTGCTGGGCACAGACTCGGTCGGTACGGCTTACAAGAAGGATGGGATGACCGTTATCCCCGTCACTTTCACTGGTCACTGGGTCAGCACGTCGATTGTGCCTTTCGTGATTGAAGACGCAACGGCTTAGCACGCAGCGGGGCGGCCGCCTGGTCGCCCCGTATCACCCCCGAGAGCTAGAGAGACGAGACCATGAGCGTTACACCACCAGTCATACGGCATGAGGTTTGGGGCGACGCTGCTGAGCGCGTGCATCTTTTTAGCATCGTACGCAGCGTTGAAGGCGCCGAAGATAGCGTCGTTGAATATTCAATGCCGAAAGCAGAGAATGGCGGGTTAGCGCTCGGCTACCTAAAGCGAGCTCGCCACGAGGGCGAAGACTTGGCTGGCTCGTGGCTGCTTGAGGAAGTACTCGGCGAGGCGGGTTACGACGCGCTAGCAGGCGAGCCGGGCGTCACGCTGGCGACAATTCGCCAGGTCGCAAAGGCGGCTACCGCGGTTGCCTTTGGCCGCACTACTTCAGAGCCCGAGGGGGCTGACCCTTTCGGGCAGGCGCACTAGCGCCGCTCTTTGATTCTTTCCACGAAGCGAGGCAGCGTCATGATTGGATGCTCGACTACGAGCCGCAGATCGTCAGCGACTTTTCAGCGCTGCACAGGATCGACGACTGGCGCGCCGTCTCGCCGGCGCGTCTCTTTGGCCTCGCCGAGCAGCTTGCCTATTACGCCGGCGGCGCGGTGCGTGGGCGTGTCTCTCTCGACTTGCCGCGCGAGCGGGAGGGCGACGGCGCTTCGCGCGCCGAGCCGCGGGGGGCGCGCGTGCGACACCAGAGCGATAGCGTTGCGCTCGCCGAGCTGGCTGGCGAAGGCTGGGCGACGTGGAAGCGGGGCGGGTAACTCGTGGCCGTCGTAGTTGCTGAAGGTGTCGTCGAGATAACGGCTGACGCTAGCGGCGTGCCGCGCTCTGTCGACCGTTCGCTGTCGGGCGCTAATGCTCAGGTGGGCGCGGCCGGCGGTCGCTCGGGTAAAGCGTTTTTGGGGGGGCTGGTCGCGGCGATTGGCGTCGGCGCGCTGCTGGGTATTGGCACCAACATAGGGCAGACGATCAGCCAGGGCGTGCGGGCCGGTTTTGACTTCACGCTAGAAGGCGTCGGATTAGCGAGCAACCTGGCCGAGACGCGGGACGCTATCGGGGAGGTCTTCGGCACGGCGTCGACGGGTATTGAGAGATTCGCCTCTACGGCCAACACGCAGCTCGGCATGACGCAACAGCAAACTCTAGATGCTGCTAAAAACTTCGGCATATTCGGCTCTTCGGCCGGCCTTACGGGCCGCGCGCTGGACAGATTTTCTACTGACTTCGTCACCCTGGCTAGCGACCTGGCCGCCTTCAACGATGACCCTAACTCAGACAGAGCGATTATGGCGATCGGGGCCGCGCTGCGCGGCGAGTCTGAGCCTATCCGGTCGTATGGTGTCCTGCTTGACGACGCAACACTCAAGGCCAGGGCCATGAAGCTCGGCATCATTGAGACGACGAAAGACGCGCTCACGCCGCAGCAGAAAGTCCTCGCGGCTCAGGCCGAGATTTACGCGCAGACCGGCACGCAGCAGGGCAACTTCCTAAAGACCAGCGACGGGCTCGCCGGTCAGCAGAAGATTCTGGCGGCAAGCTTTGAAGAGGCGCAGACAAGCCTCGGCAACTCTCTACTTCCCGCCATGACGACTTTCGTTACTTTCGCTAACGACAATCTGCTGCCGATCCTAGACGACGTTATCGGCGACATTGGGCCCCTGCTGGCTGACGCGCTGCAAGAGTCGACGCCGGCTTTCTTAGACTTGATAGAGGCGATCGTGCCGCTGTTGCCTAAGCTAATCGACCTGGGCGTAAAGGCGCTGCCGGGCATTATCCAGGCGATTGAAATTATCCTCCCGCTGATCCTTGACTGGGTCGAGCATACTGCGGGCATCTTTGACATTCTCGACGGATTCTTTCAGTTTTTGAATGGCGACATAACGCTGCAAGAGCTCGCCGGCCGCATTGAAGACGCGGGCGGCGCCATGCTAGACCTTCTCTTCGTGGCGGGCACGGCGCTGGGCGAGTTGAAATTGACGGTAGCTGGGGCGTTGCGCGACGCGGTTACTAGCTTTTTTGACTTTCGGGAGAGCGTCGGCGAGGCGATCGCGGGGGCGGTCGGCTTTGTCGTGGGGCTGCCTGGCCGCGCGGTAAGCGCGCTGGGCAGTCTTGGGTCTATTCTTTACGGCGCGGGGCGCTCTCTGATCCAGGGTTTTCTTGACGGCATGGGTTCAATGCTCGGCCGCGTCGGCGGCGTCGTGGGCGGCGTTATGGATTTTGTGAAAGGCTTTTTCCCGAGCTCGCCGGCTGAGCGCGGGCCCTTCTCGGGCTCAGGCTGGGCGGGCGTCAAGGCTTCGGGCGGCGCGTTGCTTGACCAATTCACTAGCGGCGCTGACGGCGTGGTCGACATTAGATCACGCATAAGCAGCCCGCAGGGCGCGCTTAGCGCTGCGCGTCAAGCCGCTTCGGCCGCGACGCGCGGCGCGAACGGCGACGTGGGGGGCGGCATGGGCGGCGGCGGTACTGTAATCAATCTGACGCAACGCATTACGTCTAGCGACCCGCTGCTCGCTTCTCGCCAGGCGGCTCGAGAGCTCAATCGCTACATGGGGGTCGCTTAGGATGGGCACGACTATAACGCTTACCAGCTCGCGCGACACGGTCGTCATTACCGGCGACGGGGTGTTCTCGGGGCCGACCTACGACGCGCTGATCGGCTGGTACGACGTGGGGGCCGACTTGCGTTTCAAGCGGCGCCCTAGTGCGCCGGGAGCTTTCGCCCCCGAGCGCGCCTACGCTGACGCCTTGACTGTGAGCATTGAGGGTCAATTCTACGGCGCGACGCGCGGCGAGGCGCTGGCAATGCGCGAGCGCCTGACTGGTCTCTACGACGACGGCGTTGCCGTAACAATGACCGTGGCTGACGACCTACGCACGACAAGCCGAGAGGTGCATATTGAGTCAGTCACTTTTCCTTGGACAATTCACCAGCAGATCGGCTTTGCCATTGACGCTAAGGCGGCAGACCCTCGCCGCTACGGCGCGGGTCAGACCGACTCAACGACGCTGCGCGTCGCGAGCGGCGGGCTTGAGTTCCCGCTCGTCTTTCCTCTTGACTTCGGCGGCGACCCGTCTAGCAACGGGCGCGTCGTCACGATCAACATTGGCAACTCGGCGACGGTTACAAGGTTTACGATTAGCGGCGGCGAGATGCTTGACGGCTTTGAGCTCGTCAACGTGGCGACGGGCCAGCGCGTGCCATACGTGGGCCCGGTCGTTAGCGGCACGACGATTGTTGTCGACTTCGCGGCGCGCGTCGCTTTTATCAACGGCACTACGCCGGCCGGGCGCTATCTGTCTGCGCCTCAGTGGTGGTTAGTGCTTCCCGACGCTAGTCTCGAGGTCGCTTTCGTGGCTCTTGGCGCCGTGACTGGCACGCCTACCCTTACGGCGCTTACCGCGTCGGCGTACCTCTAACGTTAGGATTCAACCATGACACTCACGCGCAGCTATCCGATCAGCGAAGGCTACCCGACGGCGCTAGACGTGCGGCGGCTCGAGGTCGGCCTGATTGTTCGCGAGGGCGTTTTCGCCGACCCGACGACCGTTCTGGCGGCGGGCGTGGCATATGGTAACGGCGGGTGGAACGTGGGGGCGGTCGCTTTCGTGGCCGCGCTCAAGCGTGGCGGCGCTGCGTACTCGCTTGGCTACGGCGTAGCGCGCCTCGTCAATGACGCAGCGGGCACGGCCTGGACGATCGACGCCGCGCCTGTTTCTAATTCGCGTATTGACCTGCTGTGGATTCGCGCGACTGATCCCGACGAGGGAGAGGCGACGTCGGGCACAGATGGGCCGGGCGGCGTTGGTCGAGCGGTGCCAGTCTTTGGCTACACTGCGGGCACGGCGGCGTCGTCGCCGGTTGCGCCCGCTTTGCCGAGCGGGGCGCTGTTGATTGCGACAGTCACGACGCCCAGCGGGGCGGCCTCTATCGCGGGCTCGACGATCGTGCAAAGCTACGGCTTTGCTCAAGCGTCGGGGGGCGCGATTTTTGCTAGAAACTTCGCCAGCTTGCCGACCGCTGCGCTGCAGGGCGATACGGGCGTCGCGCTAGACGACGGTGCCGTTTACGTTCGGGCCGGCTCAAGCTGGGTCGGAGATCGCGCCCGGCTGGCGGCCGCCGAGGCTGACATTGTGACCGCCGAGGCTGACATTGTGACCGCCGAGGCTGACATTGTGGCGCTTGAGGTCGGCTATCGCCCGATCGGCACGCCTGTCACGTTTGCGTCTTCGGGCGCGTTCGACAAGGGGGACTATCCATACTTGCGGGCCGTGCGCGTTCGCTGCGTCGGCGGCGGCGGTGCCGGGGCGGGCTCGTCGTCATCTGCCGCTGGTGGCGGCGCTGGCGGCTCATACGCTGAATCGTTTATCCTCGTGGCCGATCTTGCCTCATCCGTAACCGTCACGCGCGGCGCAGGAGCTTCGGCGCCAAGCTCAAACACTAACGGCAGCGCAGGTGGCGACTCTTCCTTTGGCACGACTGTTGTCGGCCCTGGTGGGCCCGGCGGGTCAATTACAGGCGTCGGCGGGTATGCAACCCTCAGCGGCGCAGCCGGCGACCTGCAGATTTTTGGGTCGGACGGTGGCGGTGGTGGTACGACGTCTGTGGCCGCCGGTTATGGCGGCGCGTCGGGTCTCGGCTACGGCGGTGGCACTGCTGGCGACCGTTCAAACAACACTTCTGCGGGCGACGCCGGGCACCTTTACGGTGGCGGCGGGTCGGGTGGGCGTGGAACGGAAGCAGGCGGCGCAGGCGCTAATGGCGTCGTTATCGTGGAGCTGTTCGCATGAGTCTCGCGTGGGGCGGCCACAAGAACGGTGCCATTCCCGGCTCGAGCATGGTTGCCATTGGTGTCAGCGCTTACGGGCTCGGCCAGCAATACGCGCAACGCGACGCGGCCCGCACTTTTGCCGAAATGAACGAAGCGCTTTTCAAGGCGACCGGCCGACGTCTCGCTGTGGGCGAGGGGTACCGCGCGCTCGCTCGTCAGCGAAGATTGCGTAACGAGTTTATTGCTGGTCGAGGCAATGTCGCCGCAGTGCCCGGCACGTCTAATCACGGCTGGGGGCGGGCGATCGACTTTGCAAGTTACAGCAGCGCTATGCTGCGCTGGCTAGAGAGAAATGCGTCAAAGCATGGCTGGTCGTGGGCTACAGGCAAAGCGTCACAAGAGCCCTGGCATTGGGAATACGTTGGGGCAATCACCCCCGAGCCGAGCAATGAAGAAGAGGAAGATATGAGACTCGTTAGGCGTAACGAAGGCACCCCGGAATGGTCGTTATTTGGGCTCGCGCTCAGTGGCCCCTCGTCACGAGAGCGTGGCTATTACGTCATCACCGACCCAGACGAGGCGACCGACTGGGCCCGGCTGCTTTACCGCGGAAGCGGGTCTGAGCAGTCAGAGAAGCGCGCTGTGTACATTCGCTTGCAAGACTCGGCGCGCACGGCTCACTCGAACTATCTGCGCGCAATCTCGACGCCAGCCGCGCCGAGTGACGTGTCGCCCGCGGGGCCCACGGCCAGCGACATTGCCGCCGAGGTTATCCGGCAGCAGAAACTTCCCGGCAACTAGGGCGCCATGCTTGAGGTTTTTTCTTTTGAAATGCTGACGGGCCGCCGGATAACGCCGCTGCCGATTACGACGGCGGACTGGTCGGTCAAGGTCAATAGCGACGAGACGATGGGGTGCGACGTGCCCGTCGATAGCGCGCAAGCTCTCGCCCTTGCCGTCAACGGCTCGACGGCTCTCGGCCGTAATGGTTTGCTCTTTGTCGTTGATAATCTGCCCGTCGCGGCCGGGCCGATATGGAAGCGCGGCTACTCGGCAAGCTCGGCGACGCTAACGCTTACCGCTGGCGGCTTGCGGTCGTACCTTCAGCGGCGCTTTTGCTTACCCGCGGCGGCGCGCACCGTGCCGCTGGTCGACCCGGTAACGCTCGAGCCTGATCCCGCGCTCGACACGGTGCTAACGGGCCTGAGCCTTGGCACAATCGCTAAGCGTTATATACAGCAGCTGCAAGAGTGGCCGGGCGCGGCGTTGCCGATCGTGCTGCCAGCCGACGAGCTCGGCACGCGCGAGCGCAGCGTCGCCGCTGTTGACCTGAAGACAATCAGGCTGCTACTTGACAACTTGAGTAACGTTATAAACGGCCCTGATATCGCTTTCAGGCCGCGCTTTTCGGCCGACGGTCTCGGCATTGAGTGGGTCATGACAACGGGCAGCGAGGCCGTGCCGCGTCTCGGCAACACTGACCCGACGCTCACTAAATGGAACGTAGGCGCGCCGACGGGCGCGGGCGCCTTTGACCTTGAGGTCAGCGAAGACGGCACGGCGCTAGCTGAAGAGGCGTGGGCGGTCGGCGGGGCGAGCAGCGACGAGGTTATCGCGGCTCGCTCTCGGTCGACCGCGCTTAGCCTCGCGGGCTTCCCGCTTTTGCAGTCAAGCGTTACCGGGCTAGGCGACGTCACGGTGCAGGCCACGGCGCAAGAGTACGCCGACCAAGCGGTCGAGCTGGGCCGGTACGGCGCGAGCTTCTGGTCGCTGTCGGTACGGCGCGACGAGTTAGGCGCTGCGGTTCTCGGCGACTACTGGCTTGGCGATCTTGTGACAATCACGGTCGGCGAGTCTGAGCGCTTCCTGCCGCCCGGTAATTACGTTAGGCGCATTGCTTCAATCAGGGGCGACGCTCAAAACGATAGCTACTCTCTAGTGTTTGCAGAGGCGATCGCATGATCGTAGACCCTCGTCGGCCCGTCGACGACCTACGCGCCATGAGCGACCGCCTGCGGGAGCTTGAGGATCGCATCGAGCGGCTGGCCGCGCCGAGCGGATCGCAAGTCGCGCGGCTCACTTTTCGACTCGCTAACGCGGTCGCGACCGACTCGAGCACTAGCGTCGTTTACACTCAAAACAACCTCACGGCGCCGATCAATAATTTTGACGCGGCAGATTTGAGCTTCGATAGGCCAGCGGGCGCTACTCGCGCAACGGTTCTGGCGTCGGGCGTGGTGGTGTTTGGCGGTAGCTACAACTCGCCAGCGGGCGGGCTTGCGCGACTCAGGATCGGCGGCGTTGACGGGCCTAGCCTTTCTTCTAGGGCGCCGGTTTTAGGCCAGTACATCGTCGGCGGCATCCCAGAAAGCGGCGAGACCTCAACGCCCGAAAGCTTGCGAACGCTGGTTCACGCGCGCACCTTTGACGTATCCGCTTCGGCGCTTGCCGTGTCGACTCGGGTCAACGTCACGACGTTTTTTGGCGCGGGTAGCTCGATGCTCGCCTCGATTGTAGCGACGGTTTTTTGGTCGGCCCCTTGAGCCCGTCAAGCCGGCGCGGGATATAGTGTAGTGATTATGGGCGGGGACAACGTGACGGGCGAAGGCGTGCGGATTACTCAACGTGAGGTTTACGACACGGTCGTAGCTATGAGCTCGAAGCTTGACGCGGCGCTCGCTAGTCTTGCCGACCGATCAAAGCAAGGTGACGATCACGAGACGCGCCTAAAGTCGGTTGAGGTTGTCCACGCGGTGCAAAGCGCGACAATTCAAGAGCTCAAGCTAAGCACGATCCAACACTCAGCCGACCTCGCCAGGATCAGCGGGGCGGTTGCTCGCTCCGCCTGGGTGCCTGGGCTGGTAACGGCTTTTGTCGTGCTGGCTATTGGCGCGCTCGTCTCTTTTTTGTTCACGCAATAACATAACGAAAGGTAAAACAATGCCCGACAACAACAGCCCTGCGGCCCAGGCGGTCAGCCCTAAGGTGATCGCCTCAACGATCGCGGCGCTTTTAGTGCCGGTAGTTGTCGCGGTACTTGACGCGACCGTCGCTAACGCGGCGCTCGGCGCTGGGCTCGGCGCGTGGGCGCCGGTCGCCTACGCTGGCCTCGGGGCGCTCTCTGCCGCTGTCGCCGGCTACGCCGTGCGCGACTTGACTCGCGTCTAAAAAGGCGTCGGCTGAAGAAAGCCGCGAGCGCGTAGCGCCGTAACGGCGTCAACGATTGCGGCGCGGTTGCCTTCAACGAGCACGGCCTCAAGCTCTGCGAAGAGCGACACAAGCGGCGGGTACACCTCAGCCGAGGCGGCAGCGGCTCGCTCGAGAGCCGCGGCAAGCGCCGGGCGCTTCGGGTGGCCGTGACCAGTAACGAGGCTTAGCTCGGCACTGGGCGCCGCTGCGCGCGTCTTGGGCGGCAACGCTTCGGGGGCGATCCACGAGCCGGCCGCGGGCGGCGTGTCGAGGTAGGTGACGAGCGCGTGCGCTAAGGCGAGAGAGTCCCATGCGCTGCCGAGTAGGTCGTGATTACAGCGCGAGCAAAGCAAGCCGCGCACAGCGCCGCTCTTGTGGTCGTGATCGACCGCTAGCCGCTTCGACTTTGGGGCGCCGCGGCAGATAGCGCACTTGCCGCCCTGCAAGCCGAGTAGCGCGTCGTAGTCGGCGGCCGTTAGCCCGTAGGTTTTCTCTATGCGCGCCGCGTGGGTCGACGCCGACTGGCACGCGCGGCAGCGGCTTGCGCCGGTAGCGACGTACTCGAGCGGCACGAAAGAGCGGCAGCCTGAACACCAGCGCGAGCCTGCCGGCCAGAGCTTTTCGGCAACTCGGGCCGGCGCGAGGTCGTCGGGCACGAAGGCGCGGCGCTCGCGGGCGGCGTCGACTTGCTCGCCGATAGGCGCGGCCATGATCGCGCACCAGGCGCAGCGGTGCCGGCCGGTAGCTTTTGGCCGCTTGCCGCACGATTTACAGGGCGCCGGCATTGCTCGGCCGCGGCTTGGCTAGCGCTAGTCGTGCCAGCGGTACGCGCTTGCCGCGATCGCGCGAGACGCCGCGCCGCCAGTAGCTTTTAGCGCTGCGGGCCAATATGCCATAAGAGACGGCGCGCACGTCAGAGACGGGGATCAGGCCGAGGCGGTCGTAGGTGAGCTGGCCGCGCACGATGACGACGAGGGCGTAAGACTTGCGCCCTTTGCCCGCGATCGTGACGCGGTCGCCTGGGCTCAGCGGCTCAGCGGCGCTCATGCTGGCGGCTCGCTTAGGGCGCTTGCCCAGGTGGTTAGGGTGCTGCCGTCTTTGAAGGCCACGAGGGCGGCGATCATGCCCTCGCTAAAGAAGAGGCGCTTCACGACGACTGGGTCGTTGGTGAATATGGCACGCTCGCCTGCACGCGGCAGCCAGGTGTCGCCGTCGGCGCTGGCGGGTGCGTGGGTGTCGGTGGCCGCCAGATCGTCGCTTAGCGTGGCGCTGAGCGCCGCCGCGATTGTTTGCAGCGCGGCGACGGCGGCTCGCAGTAGCTCGCGGTCGTCTGGGTCGAGATAAAGTGTTGTCATTGTGCGGCCTTTCGTCGGTAGCGCTGGTGGAGCCTGGCGGCCCGCGGCGCTTCGGGTGCGCTACGGGCCGCCAGGCGGTCGGGGCTACTTGCTGAAGGGGTCGACACTCTCGAGGTAGGCGACGGCGATAGCCGTCTCTTCGTCGGTCGCGTCTTCTAAGAGCCAGGGGAAGTTGCCGCGCTCTTTGGTCGTGCCTCGCACAAGGCGACCCAGCACGCGGCGCTCGCCGATAAAGCCGCGCAGGGCGCCGCGAAGGTAGCCGCCCCAGACGAAGACCTCGGGGTGCGCCTCAGACTTTGCGGGCTTTTTCTCGTTGAGCACGACGACGTCGGCAACGATGACGGGCTTCGCGCCGTAGTCTGCCGTCTCGACGCTCTCTTCGCGCAGCGGCATAAAGAGCAAGAGCTTGCCCTCAGCTTGCTCGGTCATATTCCAGCCTTCGCCGCCGGCTGGAGCCTCGCTGGGCTTCGCGAACCCTTCGGCGAACCCAGCCGACTTTGCCGCGCCTTTGCCGGGCTTGCTCTTTTTGTCTTTGTCTTTCGCCATAATTGGCGCCTTTCTTTCGGATCAACTCGGGCCGTTATCGGTGTCGAGCTCGCCCGCAGCAGCGGGGGAGTGTACGCCGCCAGTAGAAATGCCGGTCTCTACTGGCGGCTCGTGAGCGGCTAGGTATTGCTCCCAGTCGGCAGCGGGGGGCGCTGCCTAGCTCTCAAGAGCCACGCCCGACGACTGGCGACGCGCGGGGGGGCGCGAGGCCGGTCGAGTCTCGGGGATATTTAGTTATCAGTCTAGGCTAGTAGTGCGCTCTTAGTTAGTCAATAGCAACGCGCCAAGGCAAGCTAGCGCCCAGATTGCGCCGCCTACGCCCAGCCAGAAAGAGGCGGCGGCGACAATCTTGACGAGCCCTAAACGGGCATGACGCCGATCCATGAGCTCAAGCCTTACCGCGACGGGCAGCCCGCCGTGGCGGGCTTTCAGCCGCTCCGGTAAAACGGTCTGCCGCCGCGAGGCAGTCAAGATCACCGACGCGCTAAAGCAAGCGACCGCAAAGCCGAAGCCCGCCAGCATGACGGCAACGAGGGCCGCGTCACTCATGGGGCGCCCGTCTCACCGAGGCGGGGAACCGGGCAACGCTCAGGGCAGCAACCGTGGCCGCAAGGCCGAGACGATCCATCGCCCCGCAAAACAAGTGGACGCCCGCTACCACGCGCCGCCGCGCACCCCTAACTTTCATTGCCGGGAAATACCGCGGTGTCCTCTTCGACTTACTCACGCTGCCCACTTCCTTCCGTCGTTACTCATGGGTTGCCTCGCCGATGATTGCATTCCGCCCGCCCTCGGTGATTCGCGCGGTGTAGTAAAGACCGCCTTCCTTCTCGGTCAATCTCACAAGACCCATGCGCTGCAAGCGTGTAAGCATCTTTCCCGCGTGCCTGCCCGACGCATCAGGCCCAAGCCCCCGCGGGCCATTGCTCCGAGCAAAAGTTTTACCCGGCCAGAAATGCACGGCGAAGCCACCCGGCGTCATGCCCTGTGGGTTGTCGCGTTCGGCCAGAATTATCAACGCATCCCGCTGTCGCACAGTCAAGTCAGCCACGGCCTCGTTCATGGTGTAGTCGTCACTCATTGGTTGGCTGCCAGGTCAAACTTGCTGACGGCCTTCTTGCCGGCGCTGCGCCAGGCGCGAACCTCGCCGCTGAGCCGGTTACCGATAGCGCCGACCTTGAGGTCGACCGCGTAAATAAAGCACGTTGCCGTACCGGCGGGCAGGTGGATAAGCAGCGCCGTCGTGCGGCTAGCGCCGTGGGCGCTGCGCTCGTGCGTCTCCAGGTCGTAACGCTTCGCGCCGGCGTAAAGGCCGAGCTGCTGCGCGATCTTGCCCGCGCCGTAGTCAATGCGCCCAGTCTTCACGTCGGCGACCATGCGACTTGCGCGCGCGGCGTCGGGGGTCGCCTTGCCGAGCACAATCTTGTCGAGGCGGCCGGCGACGCGCCGCTCGTCGTCAACGACAACCAGCTCGCGCTCGAGCACTTTCAGCCCTGCGCGGCGCATGGCGCCGTCGTAGGCGGCGATATCGGCGTAGTCGGCCGGCGTAATGCGCTCAGCGTCAAGCTCTGCCTGCACGGCGTCGAGGCCGTGCTCGTCGCAAAGCTCAGTCAGCGCGTGCAAGTCGGTGCCTTTCGTTGCCGCGTCGCGCACGCCGCCGAGGTCTAGGGCTTGCTGCGCGACGTCGCCCGCAATTTTCTTGAACGCCCGCATGGCCGTCTCGACGCGCTCGGCCAGCTCGCCCGGAAGTAGCTTACCTTTGCGGTCGGCCTTGCGGGCCTTTGCGGTCGCGACCTCGCGCTCGTGGATAGCGTCACGCATAATGCTCAAAAGGTGAGGCGGCACCGTGTCGGCGCTGCGCTCAGTCGTGCCGACGGCCGTCTCGTTAGCGACCAGCCCTTCAAGCAAGATCCGTTGCCTCCACTTGTCGAGCGCGCTCGTGTCTTCGAGATTGGCGATATAAGTCGTAACGCGCGTGTAGCCGACAATCTTTCCAGTGTCAGGGTGCTTGATTTTGTACTGATTTAGCCCGTTTTGCTCAAGCGCGACGGGCGCCTCGCTCGGCTTTGCAATATCGTGCGCGGCGACAGCGGCAGCGGCGGCGGGCCCGACGGCAAACTCGCGGCCCTTCTCCGTCTCGACGGCGACCGCCTCGTGCTCGGCGATCGTGACCGGCTCGGGATCGACGGCGGCCTCTTCGGGCTTAGCAAGCGCCTCGCCGTCAATCTCGACGACAACTTCGTCAGGCTTCGCCTTGCGCTTCACGTCGGGCGCCTCGACGCGGGCGTCAATGGCTGCGCGCTCGTCGTCGCTGGTCAAGTAGTGCCCAGTCGTTACGCCGACGACGAGGTTGTAGGCGGCGACCAGCGCGGCGTTGTCGCGCGGCACGTCGTCGGGGTCGACGATCAGCGCGCCGCCGGTCTCGCTCTCGGTCGCTAGCCCGGCTTTACGAAGTAGCCGCTTAGCTTGCACGCGAGCAGCGACGTCGCCGTCGGCTTGCGGCTCGGCAACGGGCGCGGGTTCTGGCTGAGCTTTCATCGTGGCGGCGAGCGCCTTAGTGCGCGAGCGCTCGGCAGACTTGCGCGCATCGGCGTCAGTCTGATCGGGCTCGAGCTGAGCGACGGGCGCGGGCTCGCCGTGTGTCGGCAGGGACTCAAAAACACGACGGGCGGCCTCGCGGCGGGCAGCCTTGCGGTCGCCTTTAGGGTTGCTCTTGTCGGCGGCGAAAGCCTCAAGCTTTGCAATTTTGCTTGCCAGCTTTTCGGCTTTTGCGGCCTTAGCGGCCTTGTCTTTTTTGCTCATGATGGGATTCTCTTTTCTCGGGGGTTATGATGCTCGGTCAGGTTACAGCGCAGGGCCGACGGCGTCGAAGGCCAAGGTCAGAAGTATAAGAAACGCCCAGGCGGTCAACACTGCCGCGGCGCAGACAACGCCGAGCGCCAGCGCGTGAAGCCAGCGCGGGGCGCGCGAGCGCCAGACTAGGCGCGTCACGCGCACGAGCCGTCACAGTAAAAAACGCTACCGATTGCCCCGCGTGTCGTTTCGTGGCCTTCGCAATCGTCGCCCGCTTCGCGCTCGTCGTCTAGATTGAGGGCGCGAGCCGCCTCGAGAGCGGCGGCGGCGTCGCGGTAAACGCGGGCCTTTGCGATCAGGTGCTCGCGCAGGTCAAGCAAGTCGGTTCGGCTGGCCCGCATTGAGGCGGTCATTGCTTCGACGTGAAGCTCGCGAGCGGTCAAGCCCTCGGGGACAACGATCAACGAGGCGGCAATCTGGGCGAGTGTACGATCTGACATTAGGTGACCTTTCGTTGAGCCCGCGTGCCGGGCTGATACCTCAAGCATAGTGGCGCGCTAGTAGCGCGTCAATACTAAGCGCTAGATATCTTGGGGCTTAGTGGCCCCAGGTCTCGGGGCTTCGCCGCGCCGGGTCGCTTTGCTCATGTGCCCGACGTGGTAGCGATCGCACCCCTCGCAGCGGTAGACCGTCAGCGCGCCAGCTTCGGCTGAGTAACCGAAAGTCTGACGCCTGGCGCGCTTAGCGTCGGCCCGCGTGTAGTAGCCGCGCTTACCCGACGCCTCGCAGCGCACCCAGGTACCGGGCGGCGGCGCGTCTCGCCGCGTCACGAGCCCGGCCGCCTTTTTGTATGCCAGTGATCGACCGCGCCGGCCCGCGCCTCGTGGTCGCGCGTGTCGTGGTCGATCCTATGCACGGCCAGGGCGTCAGCGTCGTCGACGGGTTGCTCGTGGCCGGGCAGCCCATGAAAGAGCGCCAGGTGGGAGCGTACCGTCGTAAGCGTGATCGGCGGCACGAAGTAGCCGGCGGTCACGCCGGGGCTTTCGGCGACGAGCCGCGCGCCGAGTATCGACTCGACTGCGGCGCCCGGCGCGTCGGTCGCGGGCGTATCCCAGCGCGCGCCTTTGCCAAGATCGGCGACCGCCTCGTCGGCCGTAGCCCAGCGCCTTTGCGCGCCGCGATCGTCGCGCAGCGGGCCGTCGCCTTGGTCTAGCCGCGTGACTTTCTCGCGCGGGTCGACGTCGCGCGTGTACTCGCCAGCGCTTGCGCGCACGGTCACGCGCGAGCGCTTCGGCTTGTGCTTTGCCTTGACGACCAGCCACGCCGAGCCCTTGAGCTCGACCATATCGCCGGCGCTAATATCTGCCCAGCGCGTCACGAGTGCGCCGCCGTAATTAGTAGCCCGTCAGTTGTCGCCACGATCACGAGGCGAGCCTCGCGCGGGGCGTCGGCGAGCTCGGCGTCGGTAACGTGCAGCCAGTCGGCGCGGCGCGCCATGATCCACACAAGACGCCGCAGCGCCTCGAGCTCAGGCTCGAAGTCGTCAAGCATCGTCGGCCACCTTTGTCTCGGTGGCGCGCTTGACGATCGCGCGAGCGATCCGGGCGTCAATCAGCGGCCAGTAGTCGGGCGTCATCTCGACGCCGATAGCCTCGAAGCCCTCGAGGTGCGCGGCCTCAAGCGTCGTGCCGCTACCGGCGAACGGGTCGAGCACGAGCCCGCCCGGCTGAGTCACTAGTCGGCACAAGTAACGCATGAGCGCCAGCGGCTTGACGGTAGGGTGCGCGACGCCGTCGACGACGGGCCGCTCAGACTTCGGCGCTTTCGCGACGTAGAAGAAACGCGACGCGCCGCCGGTGTCGAGGTGGCCCATCCGCGGCACCTCGCCGCCTCCGTGGGTGAAGCCCACCCCGCCAGAATTGGCCGCCCGCCTGTCGCCGCTTTGGCTCGTCGTCGTGCCGCTCTGCGCGTCGAGCGCTGCCGCTTGCGACTCGTCGAGCATGACGTTAGCGGGCCAGCGGCCGGCGTCACTACCGGCCGCCCAGCCGTCGCCCGAGTAGCCAGTCGCAAAGCCGGAAGCGCCCCTTGCTCCGCCGCCGAAAGCGTCACCACTCGCGACCCGCGTCGCGTCAATGTTCAGCGCCCCGGTACCATGCGCCAGCACGTTAGCCGCGACCGTCTTAGCGCCTAGCGGCTTGCGCGCGACGACGACCGGCTCGAAGGCGGGCTTTAGCGCCGTGCCCCAGCCTTGCCACCGCTCGGCGTCGGGGGTCGCGGGGGCGTCCTGCTTCGCAAAGCTTTCAGCGCCTATGCCTTTCCAGTTATCGTCTGTAAAAGTTGAGCCCCCGCCTATGCCCGCGCCCTTGACGCGCGAAGTCTCGCGCCGCTCGGCTCCCGCCGCCTTGTCGATCGCCTTCGAGACGTCGAGCGACTTCGGGAAGCCTGAGCCGTAAAGCCATGCGATTGAGTCGCGCATCTCGAAGCCCGCGTCTTCAATGCCGGCGGCGAGTCGGTGCCAAGTGCGCGAGCCGCCGAAAGCGAGAAGGTAGCCGCCGGGCTTGAGCACGCGCAGCGCCTCGCGCGCCCACTGCTCGCACCAGTGTTGAAACGCTCGCATCTCCACACCTCGCACGTTGGGGAATCGCCCACCGTCGGGGCACAGGCAGACGGCGACCTTTGCAGTCCCGTCGCGGCGCCCTCTCTGCGTGCCCTTGCAGGCTAGGCACTTTGGGTTAGTGCTACCAGTGAACGATGGGAGGTTGCGGGTTTGGCTCAGGCCGCCGCCCTTGAATCCTGCGTCGGCGTTTATGTCGGTGTCAGCCCACGGTGCATCCCAACCTTTACCCATGAACTCGAGCCCGTAAGGCGGATCGGTCACGACGGCGTCAACGCTGTCGGCGGGTAGCGATCGCATGACGGCAATACACTCGCCGCGCAGCAAGAGCGGCGGCAGCGGTCGGGCGCTCATGCGCGGCGGCCTAGCGCCAGGCGCACGCCGGCCGCGATAGCCGCGACGGCAAGCGCGAGCGCCAGCACGAGACCTGAGTCGAGCGCGGCGCCCGTCTCGGCCAGCTCGTCGGGCAGTGGCGCGGTCGGTATCGGCGCGGTCGTCTCAAGCGGCAGCGGCTCGGGGTAAGGCTCGGGGCCGTTGTTGTCAACCGTGCAGGTCTCAGCGTCAAAGCCGGGGCAGGGGTGATCGCCTACGCACGAGGTCGGCTCGCCGGTCTCGTCAAGCCAGCCCGGCACGGTCAGCGGCGGGCAGACAAGCGGGGCGCTCACGCGGTCACGCCCAGCGGCAAGACGCGCACGTTGCGCCAGTCGAGTGCGACCGCAGTCGAAGGCTTGCCCGCCGAGTCGGTGCCGGGCTCAACGATGACAACATGCCCGAGGCGCTCCCACGCCATGACTGCTTCTTCGGCAAAGCGCTGGATATCTTGGCGCTGCGCGGTCGTTGCCTTCCTTGGCTTGCTCGCCGCGGGCGAGGCGAAGGGGCGGGGCGCGAAGCCGGGCGTGCGCTTTCTCCCCATCCACGCCTCAAGCTCCGGCGTCGACGTCGTGGTCATAATGTCGGCAAGCTCTCGACCGTAGCGCCGCCAGTCGCGAGAGGCCGCGCTCGGCCTTGCTGCGCGCGGCTTGGGCGCGAGCTTTGCCTCAAGCTTGCGGTCAAGAGCGCGCTCGACGAGCGAGAGCTCGCTCGCCGTTAGCGTCACGACGTACATATTTTCAGACATTGCGAGCCTTTCTGCCGCCCGGCTTTCGGGCTTGCGTTGCTTAGCCTAGTAGCGCGCTATCGGCGCGTCAAGTAGGGTTGGATCACCTACTAATGAAAGGGGGCGCCGCTATGGCTTCCCAGACAATGCCGCCGGCGCGCTTCCCGCGATCTTTGGCGGTCATGCTCAGCCACGAGCAAGCCGACGCAATCGAAGCGGCAGCGCTCAACCAGCAGCGCTCAAAGGCCGACGTCGTGCGCGAGCGCCTAGACGCCGGCGCTGAGCTGGTGTCAATCAGTGAACAATACGGCGCGCCGCTTTTTGAGCTCGTCAACGCAGCCCGGCTTTACGCGCTGCGCGCCAGCGGCACAAGCGCCAGCTCGACGGTCGTGACGTCGTGAGCGACGACGACGACAACGACGGGGTCGCGTTGCCTCGCGGCGTGGCGGTGCATCGCACTATTGACAGCACAGACTTGCGGCTCGGCGGGGCGATGAATATAGGCGTCGTCATTGAGCTCGCGCTCGGCGACTTAGAGCGCGCTGGCGCCGACTTGTCGACGCTTCTGCTGGCCGTGCAGCCCGGCGCGCTTTCCTCGCGGCTGCAGAAGGGCGGGCTCGTCGTCAAGGCGAAAGCAAACATGCTTGACCCGAGCGCTGCAGCGGCTAAGCTTTAGCCCTAGTCGCCCGCGAGCGGCAGCGCTTAGGCGGCGAGTCGCCAGGCGCCAGCACTAGAGCCCCGCCGATAAGCCCCGCTAACGGGATCACTGGCGGGGCTCTTTCGCGTCGTCGTCAATCTTTCAGGCGGCGCTCGAGGCTTTTTGCGACGTCGGCGTCGCGCTCTGCTTCGCTCACCAGTCGCGGGTCTTCGCTAGCGAACTTGACGCCCAGCCAGGCGTTGGTGTTGGCACTAAGCGGTTTCATCATAAAACTTGACGGGCGGCTCGGGGTGTGCTTCGGGCCGAAGGCAACCCTTCTACGCACGGCGTCGCGCAGCGCCTCGTGACCAGTGAAACGGGCGTTGATTGTCTGCAGCGACCAAGCCCGGTGCCCGCGCGCTTCTATGTAAGCATTGAAGTCTGAGGCAAGATCGGCAGCGGCCACGGCCCAGCCCGCCGCGTCGCGGCCGACGACTAGCCGCTCGTCGGCGTAGCTGAGTACCGGGTCGGCCTCGTGGCGCCAGGCGAGAGTGTCGGCCGCGACGCGCTTGGGCATGGGCGGCATGATCGCGCCGGCGTCGAACCAGCGCTTGGCGCCTTCAACCATCCAGGCCAGCACGCCGGGATCGGCCGTGTCGAGCGCGCGCTTCACGCTCGGGTCTCGCAGTCGGTAGCGCGACGTCAGCCGGCCCTCAGTTTTTAGGGCGTCTAGCTTTTCTTGCCGCACGTACTTGAATGGGAAGACGACCAAGCAAAGCCGCCGCCAGGTGCCATGATCGGTCTCGTTGACGATGGGCGTGTAGTTGGTAGTCAGCATGAGCGAATGTGTCGCCAGCCAGGTCACGTTATCCGAGCGCATCCGCCGCGCCGTGATTGTCGGCGTGCCCAGGGTGTCTTTTACGCGCTTGACGTTCAGGTTGCGACCTTCGGCCAGCTCTTCGGCGACGGCAAAACGCGCGCCCATGAGCGTGGTCAGCTCGGTCGGATGATCGCCGGGGTTAGCCATAAAAAGACGGTCAGGCACGGTCACGGCGTAGTCGCCGAGCGCTTGGCGCGGGGCGTGCAAGACGGTCGTCTTTCCATTATCTCCCGAGCCCATGAAGATCGGCATGACGTCGTCTTCAGGCGTGTAGCCAGTCGCCGCTTGACCGAGGCGCACCTGAAGCCAGTCGGCAACCTTGGGCGGCACGGCCTCGAGCGCCCGCAGCCACATAGAGCGGTCGGCGTCGGGGTTGTATTCTGCCGTTGTCATTTTAGTTAGCAGAAGTCTTGGGTCGTGCGGCTTGAGCTTTCCTGTACGCAAGTCGACGACGCCCGTCGGGGTGTTGAGTAGCTCGGGGTAGGCGTCAGGCATGGCGGCTTCGCCCGAAAGAATACCAAGCGCCAGCCGTGCGACGGCAACAATGCGCGTGCGTTGCTCGAGCGCCCGCGCGTCGCTTTCGCGCCTTTTATCGCCGCGCATAATTGCCGCGCGGGTCTCGGTCGCGCGTATGCGCCGCATGATTTTACGCACAGCCTCAATTAGCGCGAGCTCGTCGACGGGCGACCAGCGGCCGGCATCATACTTGACAAGCCCTAGCCCTTTTGCCACGGCGAAGAGCCCTTCGGCTTCGGCCGCGACTTGCTCGGCCAGCGCCGCGTCGGTCAAGTCGTCAAAGATTGTCCCGTCTTCGCCTACCGCCGCCAGCGCCGCACGCTCGCGGATTGCTTGCGGCGCTGAGACATGCGCGCGGGCGGCTACCGCCTTGCGCTCGGCTTTGCTGAGCGGGATCGTGACGGGCGGCAGCCCGACGTGTTTGACGCTGCCTTCGGCGGCGTTGTCGAAAGCTCGGGCGTAGTCGGGGTAGTGGAGACTGTAGCGCTTGCGCGCTTTCGCGAGAGCCACGCCCGCGCCGCGCTGGCCTTGAGTGCCGAGCGCGACAATCTGGCCGACCGCCTCGAGCATGACGGCGTGGTCGGTGTCGTGCTCGGCGATCCTGGCGGCGGCGGCTTTGACCGTGGCGCTGGGCTTGCCGCCTGTAGCTCGCGAGAGCCACGCTGAGACGCTAGCGCCCGGCGCTCGAGCGTCGGCAGGGTCTCTTGCTTCCACCAGCGCCCACGAGGGCGCAGCGGCGAGCGCCGGGGCGCTGGTGAGTCGCTGGCCGTAGTAGATCGCAAAGCCGTTACCGGCGCGAATGTCGACTGCCGCTACAGGGTGATTCTGGGCGATCGTAAGCGGGTTGCCTTTCGGCGCGCGGTAGACGTAGTGGGCGCCGCCGCTCGGCGTTGAGTAGTGGAGCGTCTGCGGTAGGTCGTGGGCGCCCGTCTTTAGATTGTCAACGCCTGAGCCGTTGCCTTTATCAGCGTCAAGGTCGACGATCACGACGTCGCTCAGGCCGGCCGCGTAGCCGACAAGGGCGTCAGGGAAGTCGACGAGCCACCACGTAGCGAGCACTTCAGGGTCGGTGCTGGCTTCGCTCTGCCAGAGCTTGACGAGCGGCACTTTGCGGGCGCTGACCGGGAAGACGTGAAAGCCGTGGCGGGCGAGGCTGAAGGCGACGTCGAGGGGCTTGGGGGCGGCGGGTTTTTTCGTCATGCGCTGGCGCGCCAGGTTAGCTCTCGCACAAGCATTTCATGCGATCCGGGCGGGCAGCCGTAAACGCCAGCGCAGCCGCTGCAGTTGTCGCGGTCGACCTCGACTAGCCAGCGGCCGTCTATGAGTTCAAGGTCGACGCCGAGCTCGGCGACGCGCTGCCATAACTCGCCGACGATCGGGTCTGGCCACGGTTCGCCGGCTTCGGCGGGGCCGTAATACTCGTTAAAGGGGGTGGTCGCCGAAAGCGCGACGTCAAGCCCTGTAACGACGCCGACGACGTCGTCAAAGTCGCGCAACGGCACGGCGGCGAGATCGCGCGGCGGGCCGTAGTAGACGCGGGCGGTCATCGACGGGCCGCCTCTTGCGCGCGAGCCTCGTCGTCAAAGTTGCGCTGCGACTCGGCGGCGGGGGCCATGACGGGCACCTGAGCGGGCACGGCGACGACGTAGTAGCGCACAGCCTCGCCGCTCATGCACGGTTGCGGGTCGCGGTCATACTCGGGCTGTAGCGGCTGGGTCTCGCGTGCGCCGCACCAAGGGCAGAGCACGATCGCGAAGATGGGGCCGTTGTCGGCCGCTGGTTGCTTGAGCTCGACGGCGAAAGCGTAGGGCGTCGCATGAAGGTCGGGCCGCAGGGGCAGGTCGTAGCCGGCGGTGCGACGTATCTGGCGAAGTCTCGGGGGTGCCATTGTGTCGGCCTTTCAGTCAGTGACTGCAGCGGCGCGGCGCGGTATGCGTCGGGCCAGGTTGCGGTCGGTGGGCGTGAGGCAACCCTACACGTCGACGAGGGCGAAGGCGTCGCGCTTTTGGTTAGGTTTTCTCCCAGGTTAGCGCGGCGCTTTCGGGGCGCTTAGTGTTTCACGCTTTCATGACTTTCACGCCTTCCCTGTAACTCTATCGTGTGCGCACCCAGGCAAGGGGTTAGCGGAGCTGCCGTGAAAGTCGTGAAACTTTCGTGCAAGTCGCGCCTATCTGGGCGTGATCGCCGCCGCTAAGCCGCCGCGCCGCGATTAGTGCTGGCATATCTGTCGCCTTAGTGGGCTGCCGAGAATAAAGGCGCTCCGTTGCGTCGCGTTATCCCGAGTGCTTACTGTGAGCGCGCCGAGTGTTGCGCCTCTAGTAGTTCGCCACTAGGCTAGTGCTCATGGCAACATACAAAGCCGCGCCGAGCCTCGGCTACCCGCCGCCGCAGCACGCGCTGACCGAAAGCGCCGCGCACGCGCGCCAGGCGCTCAAGAGCTACGGCGATATGCTGCGCGCAAGCCGAGCCGCGGCCGTTGAAGAATACGCCGCGAGCGTCAAGAGGGCCGCCGAAGCCGGCGAGCGCCGCGCCGCGCCGCGACTGGCACGCGCCGACCTGCCGCCCGCTATTGCTCGCGCCTATGCAAAGCTCGAGAGACACGGCGACGTCGTCGCTCTGGGCATCGTGGGGCGCGTCGTCGTGCTTGCCGTGCAGCGCCGCGACGGCGTGCGCGCTCGAGTCTTTTACCGTTGGGCTGGCAAAGCTTCAACGCTGCGCGCTGACGGCGCGATAATTGCGGGCCGCGCCATGACGATGACGGCGGCGCTCGCCGAGCTCGGCGAGCTTGACGCGGCGGCGACGTCGTGAGCGGCTGGGCGTTATGGGCGTGCGATCACTGCCGCCGGCCCGGCTGGGTCGGTTGGCGCGCCGGGCCCGCACATTACGGCTACCAGCGCCGAGCCCAGTGCGTCGCGTGCGGCAGTGTTCAAGACTTGCCGCCTCGCGCCGACGCGGCGCGCGACGCGAGCGGCCCGCTGGCGGCGGGCGTAGAATCGCGCCATGACTAAGCGCCCGAAGTATGCCGAGATATCGGCGACGCGCTTGCTGATTGAGCAGCGCTGGGCTTACGAGCGTCATCTCGAGCACTTGAGCTATCGCGATATGCGCCGCCTTGTGATCGAGCCGGCCGACCGCGGCGGGCTGGGTTACGACCTGGGCGAGCACGCGCTGCGCGGCCTCGTCGTCGGTTATGTCGAGTCGGCGCGCGAGACGCTGACCGAAGAGCGCGGCGTGTATATAGCGCGCGAGCTTGCCGACCTTGACCTACAGCACAGGGCGCTCGCCGTGGTGCTCTCGCGGTCTATTGACGCGGCAGAGACGGCGAAGGTCGCCGCGGCGCTCGGTTATGAATCGTTGGCGCAGCTACTCAAAGAGGCGCCCGACGCGGCCGTGCCGCTTGACGCGCGTCAGATCACGGCACTACTGCGCGAGCTTCGCGCCGTCGGCGAGTCGCGGCGCAAGTTGCTAGGGCTCGACGCGCCGCTCGAGGCGCGGGTCGAGGTCACAAGCCGCGACGGCGTGATCGCAGAGCTTGAGGCCATGCTTGCCGGCAATGATAAGCAGTCAAAGAAACGAAAGGCTAGACGATGACCCCCGAAAGCGACGCGGCCCTCGAGCCGGCGGCGTGCCGAGAGCTCGGCTACCTCATGGTCAGCGGTAAGCGCGTAGCGACGCTGCAATGCGAGAAGTCAGCCGGGCACGCCGCTGCCGATTCCGACATGCCCAGCTTCTTGCCGGGCACGCCGCACGCCGCCGTCTTTACGTGGGATGACGCGGCGCCCGAGGTCGCCGACGACTGGCCCGAGCGCCATGACCCTAACGAGGTTTTCGACGTTGACGTGCCGTTGCTTGAACATGACGACATTGACGCGCAACTAAAGACGCTTGACGTCGGGATCACTCAGCGCCGCGCCGAAGATCATGACTACGCGCTGAGGGTTGAGGCGGCGCGGCTGGTCATGCCAGACGAAGACGACGACGACGTGCTCGACGCTATCGCGCGTAGCCGCTACGCCGACCGGATCGTCGACGGGCTGCGCGAGAGTGGCGACTAGCGGCGGCTTGAAAGCCGAGCGCAAGCGGCTACGGCGCACGCTTGACGGTTGCGGCGTGGCCGCTTTTTACGCGGCTTTCGCCGAGCGATCCCTTGACGCCGAGCGCCGCGGGCCCGCTGTAGCGAGCGAGTACCGGCGCGGCGTGACTGAGCGCGACCCGTTGCTCTTTGCGCTGGTCTACTTGCGTAAGCACTTGAGCGACGAGTCGGGCGCCGTCACGCTTAGCGAAGTGCATGTCGAGTGGGCCGACCGTGCCGCGGCGTGGCGCAAGCGCGCCGTGAATCCGCAAGAGCGCCGCGAGGCGATCGTCGCGCCGCGGAATATGGGCAAGACGACCTGGCACTTTCTGGCGCTGCCGCTTTGGGCCGCGGCGCATGGGCACGTCAGCTTCGCCGCGGCCTTCGCTGACTCGAGCACTCAGGCCGAGACGCACCTGGCGACGTTCAAGAGCGAGCTCGACAATAACGACCTAGTGCGCGCTGACTATCCCGATCTTTGCGCGCCGAAGACGCGGGGCCGCGGCACTGTCGAGGCCGACCGCGTGAGCCTGTACCATGCGCGCAGCGGCTTTGTCTTTGCGGCGT